ATAAAAAAAGGGAATGATTTTCACCACTCCCCTCTTTTGCTAACAATTAAAACAGATATGCAAGACAAATATACTTATTTTTTGAATCTCTTCAATAAAAGCTTTGCTATTTTTCCAATCAATCCAGATTGCTCATTGACATCAACATTCACCTCACCATTGTTGATCTCAACATCAACCTTTTCTGAGTCAACCTTGATGCTTTTATTGTCCTTATCTTTATGCAATTCAACATCAATTTTAGGAGTATCAACCTTAACATCAGTCACTCCATCCTTTCTGGTGATTTTTACATCAACATTCTTGGTATCAATGTTTATATTCAAGTTCTTTTTTGGTCTCCCTGGCTTTTTCATTATGCTTCATTTGTTGTTACTATTCCTTTGGCCTCAAGATGCACCACTCTCACAGATGCTGGCTGTGCAATCTTCCATGCTGTCCTTCTTGCTTGGCTGAGTCTTGACTTCTCAATGCGAGATACACTTACTGAATTGTTTTGGTTGCCACCAAGCACATGATAATGTGTTGAATCCTCACCAACATAGATCCCCACATGACCTCCTCCATTCCGGGTGAAAGTCAACACATCACCAAGCATTGGCACCTTTGCAACATTGCCATACTTATTCCAGTTCAATGCCCACAATGGAGCCTTGACAACTTGCAATCCAGCAGCATGAGCACAATAAGCTATGAACAGACCACACCAAGGTATCTCATCATTGGTATAAACCTTCTCAAGACCAAGAGCTTTGGCCCAGGATAGAATGGTTGGATTGTGTTGCTTGCCAACTATCTCCTTAACTCCAATGTGCTTCACTGCCTCAACCAATATCTTTGGAGCTGTTTCTTTTTTCAGCCATGCATAGCTCATATTGAATCCCTTTGGATGTAAATATACTTAATTTTTCTCTTCAATGTCAATAGACTGTCCACATCATGCTTGAGTATCTCAACCTTATGGTTGTTTTCCTCCTCAAGATCATGCAGATATTTCTCTGCCTTGATCGTGGTTGCATCTTTCTTTGGTGCCTTGTATTGATGCACAGGCATTGGTGCCAGGATTGCAAATAAAGAGCTCACAATTGTAGCTATCAATAGAATCTTATTCTCCATCAAGTTTTTTATTTAGTTCTTTTTGAAATAGAATATCTTGCATTAGTTTTTTATCCTCTTTCCTCTCATCATCACAATCATCAATTCTCTGTTGTTGAGTCTGAATCTCTTTATCTTTTGAATTGATTAGATACCTTCCAATGAAGATCAGAATTGTAAGTAATATAAAAAAGATATATGTGAATGGACTCTTTATGAATGTCTTGAAATCCAGTTTAAATATGTTTTCCATACTTATTATGCTAATATGTTTTATTCAACACAAATAGGTCAGAGTAAATTGAATTGTTTGCATTATTTGAGCTCCATTGAGCTGTGATGTTTAAGGTATTGCTGATGGTAGTATCAAATGTTGTTGAGTTCACTGTGTTCCAAGCGAATCCTTGTTGAGTTCCAGATGCTAACTTTAAGATGTGGAATTGTGCCAATGATACAATTGATGCAACTCCAGATGCTCCAATGGCTCTGATTGTGAATGTGACATTGAGCATCCAGACTTGATTGGTGATTGCTGGCATTGTTAATGGTCCTGAATCACCTAAATCCACAGATCCAGACTTCAATCTAATTCTTAATGTATTGTTGTTCTGAGCACTCATAACTCCACCCATCTCAACTCTGAATGAATCACCAACTTGAAAGCCATTTGCTGGCACAGATAAACTACCAACCCCACCATCAATCAATGTTCCTTCTGTTGTTGTGGCTGTTAATGTTGGACTATTGGCTGTCTGTGCAAAGAGACCTACGTTTGTTGTGGCTGATGGACCAGGAATGGTGACAACAGTCTCTCCTCCACTATCTGCAGCTGTGACTCCAGCTCCTGTGAATTTCAAAGTTGATCTCTGCGTTAATGCTGTGCTCTCATCCTTAATAGTATCATAAGCTTGAGCTGTGACATTGATGGTTGTTGTTGCCATTATAAGTTGATATTAATAGTATTATTAGTTGTTGTGTCCTGTGTGAAGGTATCCTCAAGAGTCCCATTGACATAGACTTGATATTGTGTTGTCAAATCTCCACAATTGGTTGCTGGAGGATTACCATTCTCAAAGTCATAATCATCATAAGGAATTGAACACCAATCATTGTAGTCATAGATTGACAGTGATGCACTTATTGTCCATCCAGCTGTGACATCTGGTCCTCTGTTAATGAATGGTTGTGTTGCAATATCTCCATTGATATCCATAAACTCCTCAAATCTCCATTGCTGGAATGTGATCCGGATGTCATTACAGATGCTCAGGCAATCAGAATGTATCTCATTGATCTGTCTATATTCTTGGATGTTATATTTATCACAGATTGAGATGATCACATTGACATTCACAGCTTGTGCAGTCATGGATCCTGGTTGCAAAGTTACAACCATCAAAGGATATAAGGCTGCATCTCTTGACACAGCATCAATGTAGTCACCTTGAAAGAATTCTCTTATCTGCCTGTGCTGTGTTGCTATTGTTTCCAGCTCTTTCATTAGCTGGTTTAATGTTTTTTCCATCCTTATTGAGATATGCTTTTAATTTATCAATCTGTTTCTTAGAAAATTTCATTGTATCCAATTTAATGGCTTGTAACCTGTATCGTCTTTCTTGACATATTCATTGCAATGATCTGAGCACATATCACAATACTCTGGATATTTTGTTGCATTGTCATCTTTAAGATAGCCAATCAATCTCTCCTTATAAAAATAAGCATCCTTTCTCAATTGGTCTCTGAATTCATGTACTTCACTCAAGGTATTGGCTTGAAGATTCTCATCAGATACTCTTCCTGTTGCTTTGTTGGTCATCTTCTCAGTCAAAAGCAATGCTGCTCTGTAATCAACGAATGCAACCAGACAAGGAACAACATAATCATTCATCAAATCCAGATAGTCTTGAGTCCATGTTGATGTTTCAACTTTCAAAAGTAATGCCTTGAATAAAGGAGTACCAAGAGCTGGCTGAATATGCATGTCCTGACTTCGCTTGATAGCAACTGCCAAGAGCTTGGTATCTGTATTGTTGTGGATCAATCCTAATTTTTTAAGATTCTCCACTGATAGTAGGTAGTTCATAGTCTTATCTTTTTACAACTAATTGTTGAATCCATTCATGTCTACACCATGGAGTTGATGCTTGAGTATCTGGATTGGTATACCATCCACCTCTGTACTTCCACACATCTCTGTCAACTCTTCCAGATATTGTGTTAATCTCATCCCTGGTGTATAGTCTATTAAGGTCCATTAATCTCTCACAGAATTGTCTTGAGCCACTCTTTGCCGGAGGAACATCAAGTCTTGTTCTGTATCCATATCTGACCTCAAATCTTTCTATTGGAATCTGCTCTTCTCTCACAAGTTGTGTTCCTAGTTCAGTGACTTGACCTTTTGTGATGACCTCCCATTTCATAAGTCTTGCCATTGACTTGGCAATCTCTTCAATGTTTGTGTTCAGAGCTGTTGCAATAGCATTGCTGTCCTCACCATCTCCAATCATTTTAAGTACATTCTTGTCAAAGTCATTGAGCTCTGCTGATATCTCTGCTATGGTGGCGAATAATTGGTCTTGCTTTGTGAATACCTCAGCTGATGGTGTATCCCATGCAATTGGAAATGTGGCAATCACCTCAAATTCATGAGCTGGATCACCATATTGTGCAAAGTATCCAATCTCATCATCTTGGTGTTCAAACTTGCATGAGCTCAATTGCTGTGCTCCTGGTTGCAATCCCACCATCCTTCTTGCTTGTGCCTCATCAATGGTTGGAAATGATGCCAAGACAATGCTCAATGCACTCTCACTGGTCAATACTCCTTCCTTAATCTTAGCAACCACATCAATAAGTGATGCAATCTGTGCTCCGTTTAATGCACTCTTAGCAACATCAACTGGTGCCTCTGCTGTTGGTTGGTCAGTTGCTGTTGGTTGTGCTGCCACTGGTGCAACTTCAGCTGTTCCAATTGGTTTAACATCTCTCAACTTAACAACACCAACATCTCCAGATAGTCTGACCATTTCATTTAATACCCACTCAAGTCTCTTCTGTCTTGTATCAACATAAGTTGTCTTAAATATCTCGAATAAATCAGCACTCTCAGCTGCATTGAATGAGCCTTCTGGAGCCACACCAAACAATGATGGAGCAACAACTGAATGAGCCACAAGGATGTTCTGTTGAACGCTTGACTCAAGAGCATCATATCTCTTGTCAAGGTCATTGCCTGTCAAGTTCTCAACTTTGGGAGCTTGATCTGCTGATGGTGCAAAGGTGATGATGATATCTCCTGAGTTCTCAATGTTGGATGCTGGTCCTTTGATTTGATTCTTGAATGACTCTGCCTCTTCTTGTGTTTCTGGAAAGCCATCCATGAAAGTGATCATTGTTCCAGACTTGAATCCATTCTGCAATTCATACATGTGGAATTTACTGATATCAACATCTGTCTGGATTGCTGTGATACCACCTTGATAAGGAGGCTTAGGATATACACCATGCTCCTTTCTGCCCTTCTTAGCTGGATCCTTGTAATACAATACAAATGAGCCAACCTTATTGGTCTCATCAAGAGCTGGCAATGTTCTTAGATTTGTCTTTTCAGCTGATTGCTGTTGCATTGTCCAGTCATCAGAAAGATAGTACATTCTTTCATCAGATGAGATTCTGATTGCATCAATAGCAAGATACTCCCACACAGCAACTCTGGTCCCTTCTCTGTTCCAGGTACCCTTAACAGCGAATGCTCCGAACAATTCATAATCAAAAGCCAATTGTTCCACAATCTCATTCATATTGAAATCAGAATAAGGATTGGCAATGAATCTTGCAAGCTCACCGGATACAACCTCAAGACCTCCACCAGCAATGTAGTGAGTCTTATTCTTGATGATTCCTTGATGCCAGGCTGAGCCATTGTAAAGGTCCACCAAAAAATATGGATAGTCATTCTTTTTACCCCACTTGATAAAGCCAAGCATTCTGTCTTGCTCCTCAATTGGCAAGACAAAGTCCTTTCTGAATGACATTGATTCAAATTTATTCATAGATATTGAATGTTATATTTGTTGAGAATTCTGTGGATGGTGAATCTTGCACATATACATGAGCTCTGCCCTCCTCAACCAATCCATCTGATAAGTCTGGATCAAGGTTGCTTGGTGATGTTTGCTGATATATTCTGTAAGTATAGTA